CCGGTGGTGGGGCAACCCCGACACTTGCCAATAACACCTCCAGCGAGTGGTTGGCATCCGGATGGGCGCAGAACGGCCTTGTGCAGTCGACTGGCTGGACGGCTTCCGCTAACCCGCGACTCACAGTCGGTGATGTCGTGTCGTTCGCGAGCGTCTATCAGGTCAACCCTCAGAGTCGTACGACTGTCGGTAACAACCGACTGGCTCAGTTCGTCGTGATTCCGCCGCAGGCCACACTCGCCAACGGCACTTACAACAGTGCTACGGGCGTGTACTCGTCTACCGCGGGTGGATTGCTCGACTTCTGGGTAGCCAACGCAGGCATCTATGGAGGCCAGTTCCAGAACATCTCCGCGCAGCCCGCCTCCAATGCTGCCATCACCGTTTGGGGTGCTGCACAGGGATCCTATCCCTATGCGGGTATCGCTACGCCTCAGAACCTGGCATTCCACAGGGATTGCCTGGCACTGGCCTTTGCCGACCTGGACCTCCCTGGCGGAGTGGATATGTCGGCAAGAGCGGTGGATGAGGAAGCAGGGATTAACTTCCGCGTAGTCCGTCAGTACACGATCAACAACGATGCGCTGCCGTGTCGTTTCGATGTGCTGTACGGCTGGGCGAAGTTGTATCCCGAGCTTGGCTGCCGGATCGCAGGTTAAGGAGAAACGATCATGGCAAATCCAGGCCCAGCATCAATTGTCACTGTCAACACCCAGCCCCTTCGTGGTACGGAGCAGTTCATTCAGACCATTGCGGTCTCGATCACCCCGGTTGCAACCGCAACCATTACGGTGGCCGAGCAGAGCTTCGGCTTGAATGGCGTGTCCTTTGCTACAGCGGCTACCGGCATTCTCGCAGGCGATGTGATCCTAGCGATCAATCCCCCGTCGACGACTGCCGGAGTGGGTATCAGTCAGTTCCGCGTGGATACAGCGGTGAACGACAAGTTTTATGTGTCGTTCGTCAACCCCACGGCAGGCTCTCTGACGATGCCCTCGGGTAGCTACCTGATCACGGTTGCGCGTTACATCCCGAGCGTTTCGACGACTCCGGGAACGTTCTCGACGCTGCCGTCAACAGTCACAGCCAACTAGAGACATCCCCTCTCTACGTCTTTGGCTGCACTCGCGGGGGCATCCTCTGGTGGGCTCTGCCCCCGCACCTTTTCCATTAGGAGCTTTTTAAATGCCCGGCAAAGCAATGAATGCTATCGGTAACGAGTTGTTCGATAGCACTGTACTTTTGCAGAACGTCACATTCCCGACGTTAGCTGCCAATGCATCATCCGATACCACGGTTACCTGTAACGGGGTGCTGCCGAATGACTGCATTTCGTGGAATATGCAGGCGCCGACCGCTCACTTGGTGATCGATAATATCTATGTATCGGCGGCCAATACCCTGACAATTCGCTGGGGCACTGATGGCACCGGAGTGACCGGGGCATCTAACCTGACGATCCTGCTTGAGGTGGTGCGCACCGATGGCGGTAATCTCGGCGCGTCCGGCATTCCGGGTGCATTCGTCTGAGCACTGTATCGACCACAGCGTTAGATTTAATTATCGGGGCGCTGCGGAACATCAGGGTTCTGGCTGCGGGGGAAGTACCCACAGCCCAGGACCAGGCGGACGCGCTACAGGTACTGAACGATCTCCTCGAGAGCTGGAGTATCGATCACCTCACGGTGTATTCGGTGGTGGAGAACATCCTCACCTTTACCGCCGGGAAGTATCAGTACACGGTGGGTAATCCCAACGGAGCTGTGCTCTATTCGGCCGCGGTGACCTCTGGGACCAATACCCTCACCGGAACAGTCCCTGCTGACATGATTGTCGGAAGTTTCCTATCGGATAACTCGAGCGGCGGGCAGAACCTGATTCCGGCTGGCACGACAGTGACGGGGTTAACTCCGGGTGTCGTGACGATGAGCAATCTCGCCACCGGCTCATCCACCGGCCTTGACATCGTCACTTATACGGTACCGGGAGACTTTGCGATCTCTCGGCCTATAAGGATCACCAATGCCTTTACGCGCATCACGACGGTTGCGACTGGCCTCGACTACCCCATTGACTTCGAATTCGGGCGCGAGAAATACAACGCAATCGGGCTTAAGAGTATTCAAGCTCCGTGGCCTCTTATCGGTTGGTATAACCCGACATTCCCCCTGGGTAATCTATATTTCTATCCCGCGCCTTCTGGGGCCGGTCAGTTACATCTATTCACTGACACGATACTGTCGGATTTTAATTCACTTACTCAAGCCATAAATCTCCCGCAGGGATATTCCCGGGCGATCAAGAAGAACCTTGCGCTGGAGTTATCCCCCGAATATGGCAAGACTCCTTCGGCATTGCTCAAAGAGCAGGCTATGGAGTCAATGAATTTCATTCGTGCCCAGAATGCCACTCCGGCGGTTCAGGCCTTCTATGATCGGGATATAGTCAGGGCACAGCGTACTGATGCCGGTTGGATCCTTCACGGCGGATTCAACTAATGGCGGACGCTGCCGCCGACTTCAACTTTGTCGGGCCGTCCTATCAAGCTCCCGTAGTCCTGCAGGACGCAGAAAACCTCATAAACTGGTATCTCGAAGTGGCCCAAAGTCACGGGGCCAAGGTGCCAATCGCTCTCTTGGGGTGTCCTGGACTCAAGCAGTTTGCGCAGCTCACATCGAGCGCTCAAGTAAGGGGAGCATGGGTACTCCCCGGCGGCAACCAATGCCTATGGGTATCCGGTAACGCATGCTGGCTGATGACGATTACCGTCCCGGCATCACAGACGTCTATTGCCCAGGTTTCGGTAACCCAGGTCGGGACGCTGCTGACAAATTCAGGTCCCGTATGCATAAGGGATAACGGGGTACTGACGAATGGGCAGGGCGGCTATGCCCTGATCGTCGATGGCGCTAACGCTTATTACTACTCGATAGCAGGCGCCACGACGTTCGCGTTTACCGGTAGCGTAGCGAGCGGTAGCACGACAATCACGCTCCCGGGGATACTGCCCCCGGGGCTCATCATGTCGACGTCAGCTACGTTGACGGATGCCGCAGGAGCGATCCCAGCTAGTACCTATATCGCTTCGGTGAACTTCAATACACCGAGTATAGCGATGTCGGCCGGGGGGACGGCTAACGCCGCATCCGAGACTATCACGCTGCACATCCCGCAGTTCGGGCAGCTGAGCGATCCGGGGTTTCTCGGGGCGGACAGGATTCTATTTATCGAGGGCTGGTTGCTTCTCAACCAACCCGGGACGCGTACGTTCTACACGACGGGCCCCACGCCCTATACGCTGATGTTCCCCGGATCGTTCTTTGCGTTGAAGGACTCGAGCACGGATAACCTCATCACGCTGATGGAGAACAACCGGGAGGCCTGGCTAGTAGGTGAGCGGACGTCTGAGGTCTGGTTCAATGCTGGTGGGCAGAATTTTGCTTTTCAGCGCGTTCCTGGTGTTGGCCCTCAAATTGGGTGTTCTGCTAAGCATTCCATTGCCCGACTCGGGCCCTCTCTCTTTTGGCTGGCTAAGAATGAGCAAGGGGAAAATATCGTTGTGATGACTGCCCAATATGGCTGGGAGAAAGTCTCAGTCCACGGGGTAGAGCACGCGATCTCAAGTTACCCCCTGGTATCGGATGCGATCGGATATGCCTACGAGGAAGAGGGGCACGCATTCTATGTGCTCACCTTCCCGACGGCGGATGTGACGTGGTGTCTCGATCTCACTGCTACCCGCAAGTACGGAGAGCCGGTATGGCATCAGAGGTTGAGCTATACGTCCACCACAGGGATATTCCACCGGCACCGCTCGAACTGTTTTGCGGACTTTGCAAACTTGAGACTGGTAGGGGACTACCAGACAGGGCAAGTGCACCAGATGTCGCGGCAGTTCTATACCGACGCTGGGGCTGTTTTGAAATGCCAGAGGCGCACCCCCCACGTATGGAACAAGGACTCGAGGAAGAGGGTGTTCCTCTCACGGTTACAGATTGAATTCACCCCAGGAGTGGGCCTCCAGATAGGCCAAGGGACCGACCCCCAGGCAATGCTCCGCTGGAGCAGCGATGGGGGATTTACTTGGAGTAACGAGCACTGGGCTTCCATCGGCAAGGTGGGATATACGAAGAACCGCGCGGTATGGAACCGGCTGGGACAGGCCTGGGATACCGTCTTCGAGGTGAACTTCACCGATCCCGTTCAGA